GAGGACGTCACGCATCCTCGGGGTGAGGGGCCGCGCCGGGTCGCCGCTGTAGCTCAAGGTTCGACCACCCGCACGAACACGGTGCCCTGCGAGTTGACGTTACGGGAGCGGCGCATCACTTCGCCGCCGTTCGAGTTGTTACTGACGCTCGTGTTCCCTTCGATCGCCTCGAAGATCACGCGGCCGTCGCTCCACGAATGGAAGAGCCCGACGTGGTCATACTCGCCGTTCCAGTTCCAGTCATAGGCGACGAGGTCACCCGGTAGCGGATCCTTGGTCACCGAGAGCCCGTAGCGTCCCGCCCTTGCGTCCGAGACAAGCCACGGAACGTAGTCGTAACGGTCGTTCGACCCGGCCTGTTTCACGGTCTGGAACGTCGCCGGGGACGGGACGTTCAACGCGAGCGCCGCGTGTTCGTAGGCCCAGGTGCAGAAGATCGCGCACCACGGGACGCCGTCCTCGCCGTACCACTTCCCGTAGGGGTTCAGGTTCGACTCGGGCGGACTCTCTTTCTGGCCCAGCTCGTCCACCGCGACCGAGAGCGCCGTCTCGCGGAGCGACCCCTGCAGCGGCGGCGGCATCGCGGCATCGAACGCCGCGGCGGTCAGGTTCACGCACACGGCGTCCCACGCGGGCTCCCCGGCGTGGGTGCGTCCTTGCGGGATCAGCACCGACCGTAGGAAGTTGAAGGTTTTTTCACCGACCCACCCGGTCGGGTCGATCGTGCCGCTCCAGCGCTGGACGGCCGCGACGCCGCCCTTGTTCGGGTTCCCCTTCACACCGTGCGCGATCGCGTTCGAGTACGAGTCATCCCACGCGGCCGGATCCCACGGCCACGCCCCCAGGTGAGCGCACGCGCGTTTCACCGCGATCACAAAGTCCGAGTCTCGAGAGGGGCCGTGCGCCGGGGCGGCGTCGGGCGGGTACAGCGGGCCGGGGAACCGCCCCGGCTCCATCGGATGCCCCTTCGGCGGCTTCGCGTCCCACGCGGTCACGCTTCGCTCATCCCCTTACGCCGGTTCGGACACATCAGCGTCAGCCAGACGTGGTGACAGTTAGAGGTTTCTAGGCCGGTCACGCGCATCCCCAGTAGCCGCGGTGGATCCGGCGGCCGTAGTCCGCGACGCGGATCTGGACGAGCCGCGGCGCTAGGTGCGCGTCCGGGTAGCGGCGCAGTAGACCCAGTTCGCGTGCCCACCAGTCCCAGGTCGCCCAGTAGAAGCCGACGCCGCCCTGGTAGGTCGGGCCGGGCGCCCGCCAGTCCCCGCCCGTCTCACACCGCGCGACACCGTCCCAGTAGCGGACGGTCGACGGGGTGAGCGCCCCGGTCGCGCGGCCGGTGTAGAACGCGCACGCGGCGACCACGGTCACGAGCAACGCGAGCGCGAGCCCCGCGGGGACGAGGGTGGGGCGGCGACGGCGAGCCGTTTGGAACAGCACCCCTGACGTGGTGTAAGGCCGACCGTCGCGCTCGGGGCGCGACAACACTCCGCGACCCTACACCCGGACGCGGACGGTTTCCAGCGGGGTCACCGCCACGGGACGTCCCGGTCGCGGTCACCCTCCAGCCGCGACACCCTCTCGGCCAGCTTCCACAATGTCCGGACGAGCGCCGACGACACCACAAACAGCACCGCGACGAGGATCGCTAGCAGCTCTTCCACTAGTTCGTTACGCGCACCATTCGGTACCCGGCCCCGCCGCTATCCGGCCCGCCCACTTCGATCGAGCGGGCGCCGAGCGCACCGAACGCGACACCGAGCCCGGTGCAGTTGAACCGCGCGTTCGTCTGCAAGGTTCCGGCCGCGACCCGGTGAAGCAGGACGTCCTGAGCGCCGCCGAAGCCGAGCCCCATATAGGCGTTGCCGGTGTCGTCGCGTGACCAGAGCATCCCGGCCACCGCGAACGCGCCGGGGGTCGAGAGAACCCCGGAGGCCTCACGCGCGATCGAACAGTCGCCGCCGAAGTGAACGGTTCCGCCGAGCGTACGCAGACTGCCGTTCGTTTTGATGCCGAGCCCGTCGCGGCCGACATAGATCCCGTAGTCGGCGCCGAAATAGACGTTCCCGTCTGAACTGACCGCGACCTGTCCGGCGGCGCCCGGTGCGCTCGTCAACCCGTTCGCGGTGCTAATCGACTCGGCGCCGAGACTCCCGGTGGTGAGGCTCGTGAGGACGCGGTCATCAATCTGTTCCGCGAGCCGCTGTATGTCGGCGGCGCCGTCCTGCACGAGGTCGGTTTCGAGCGGGTACGGGACGTTGTGCGGCGAGGTCGCTCCGGGCATCGTTTAGCCTCCTATGTCTTCGCGGGAGTTGACGTCTTGCCATTGCATCGCGTCGCCCATGCTGGCCCAGGTGACGTCATCGTCGGCGTCGACCCAGCGGGCGGTGAACCCGGACGCGAGCGGATCCGAGAGGTAAAACTCCATGACCCAGTCAGGGCCGTCGATCAGGTCGGCCCACCCTTCGATGACGGGCGCCCAGTATTCGTAGGGGGCGGTCGTGGGGAGCGTGGAGACGGTGACGCGGCGGCCGACCCGGTAGGGGGCCGGGGACGGGACGAGGGTACGGACGGGCTGGATCGCCCATCGCGGCCACGCGGAGCGGACGAGCCGTTCGAGCGCTCGGCGTTCGGCGTCGGCCTCGTTGACGAGCGTCGTCGAGATTTCGTGGCGGTGCGGCCCGTACCTCGCGACGCTCGCGGGGTCGGACGACGTTTTCGAGGATTCACGGTTCGGGCCGTAGATGACGGTGACCCGGTTTTGGATCGTCTCGTCCTGCGTCCAGGTCGGGGAGTACGGCACTTCGGCCGGGTTCAGGGTGATCGCGGCGCCGGTCGATCCGCGCGACCCGATCGCTTGCACCGCTACCCGCCCGTCGGGTTCATCGAACACGGCGGCGCCGACCGCGTCCGCCAGCTCTTTCAAGTACCCGTTCACGGCTACTTCGGCCTCGGGCGGCGGGTGGACGTCGGGATCCCACCCGGCGGGCGCGACGACGGAGTGGGTGACGCCGCAAGCGTCGAGTAGCCGGACGACGGCTTGCGACCACGGCAGAACCGTCCACCCGGCCGTCGATACCGAGTCTCGTTTGAGGTTCGCGAGCGGGCCGGTCGCGATCAGGGTCAGCTCGGGATCGTTGAGGCTCAGGTCGGTGATCCGGCCGCGGAACCGCGGGTTCACGGCACCGGCGGCGGGATCCTCGCCGTAGTTGCGGGTCGTCCAGTCGACCGCCAATGTCGCGCCCACACCGAGGTCGTGGACGAACTGGCGGGGCGGGTCGAGTAGCGTCATCGTGCAAACCGACGCGGTCGGATCGTCATAGATCGCGCCGCGGCCGTGGCGGATCGTCGCGCGGGATAGCCAGTCGGTGAGCGGCACCGCGGCACCGTCCACGATCGCGGACGCGATCCACACGGGTCAGTTTCCTTGGCGGCGGCGGTGACGATCCAGGAGCCGCTCTATCTGACGGGCGACCGCGTCCGGGTCGAGTGCCCCCGAAACGTTTATGACGATCTGCGGGGCCGGCGTGGCGGCCCGCCCCGAGGCGGCGAACCCGGCCGGGCCGCCCGCGAACGCGGGCGCGGCGCGGCCGGGGATGATCGCGTCGAAGATCCCGCCGCCGGGGATCTTCGGGATCTTCCCGATCCACGCGATCACGTCCTGGATCTTGCGGATGATCGTGTTCGCCTTGTCGTAGAGCGACGTCAACCATGAGATAGCGGAGCGGGCGCCGTCCGCGATCGCGTCGCTCGCGAGGTCGAACGCTTTTTGGATCCCCTGGACGGCGAGCACGACGGCGTCCTTCGCGAGCCCGGCGGCCGTCCTCAGCTTGTCCCATTGGGTGGCGATGAGGCCGACGGCGGCGCCGATCGGGCCGAACGCGAAGAGGCCGATTTGCCAATGCTCCACGATCCAGTTGAACGCGGACTGGGCGGCGCCGAGCGCGTCTTTGAACGCGCCGACGACGGTGCCGACGGCGTCCTTCACCTTTTCCCAGTTCTGCACGAGGATGAGGACGGCGGCGCCGATCGGGCCGAACGCGAACAGTCCTACCTTCCAATGGTCGGTGATCCAGTCGAACGCCGCCTTAGCGCCCTTCAGGAGGTCATCGAAGACGTCCTTTACCTTGTCGACGGCGCCGCGGACGATGTCCATTGCGGCCTTGACTACGTCGCGGAACGTCTCCGATTTTTGGTAGGCGATCACGATCGCGGCGCCGAGCCCGACGACGAGGAGCGTGATCGCGCCGATCGGGTTCGCGTTCAGGGCGGCGTTCAGTAGCCATTGGACGCCAGTCCAGGCGGTCGTGGCGAGCTTGATCGCGATCTGAGCGGCCTCGTAGACCTTCATCGCGACGTTCGCGGCGACGATCGCGGCGGCGACACCGCCGACGACACCGATCAGGATCTTGATTACGCCGACGTTGTCCTGAGCGAATTCAGCCATTTTGATGAGCACCGGGATCACGGCTTCGATGGCGGGTAGGAGGGCGGCGCCGAGCGACTCTTGGAGTTCGCCGGTCGCGACGTTCATTCGTTTCATGCCGCCTTCGGCCGTCTCGGCGTACGCCTTCGAGGCGCCTTTGGTTTTGTCGGTCACCTCGTCCATGATCTTCGAGAAGTCTTTGGATTTCCGGGCGGACTCGGAGATACCAGGGACGAGTTTTACGAGCGCGCCCGTCTGCCCCTGGTATGCCTTCGCGAGGCCGGTCGCGACGGTGTCGACGTCCTTCCCGGTCGCCGCGGATATGTCGAGAGCTTTCGCCATGAGCGCTTGCGCCTTCACGGTCGACCCGGTCGTGGTCGCGAGTTTTTCGAGGGCGGGGCGCAGCTCGTCATCTGCGACACCGGACGCCATGCTGGTCTTTGTGATCCAGTCTTCCATGCCGTCGATCGCGGGCTGTCCGGCGCCGGTCACCCGTTTGAGCGTCGCCGCCAAGTGGGCTGAGCTGGCGGCGTCCGCCATCGCGGCTTTCGCGGCGCCGAACCCGGCCACGGCCAACCCACCCAGGACGGCCGCGGCCGGGAGCGCCGCTTTTTTCAACCCGGCCCCCATCTTTTCGGAGCGGGTCATCGTGTCACCGAGCGCGTCGTTGACGTTCCCGAGGTTCTTGACGGCGGCGACGGTGTCCGCGCCGACCGTAATTAGGATGTTGCCCGGCCCCGGCATCTAGACCAGCTTGTAGCGGCGCATCACTTCGTAGACGCCGCGTTTGTAGATGGTGAGCGCTTCGCCGGACTCGAACCGTTTGACGGTCGGGGCGATCCAGTAGCCCGCGGCGTTTTTCGGGGCGGCGAAGTTCGTGCCGCCGCCCTCGGAGCCCCAGACGAGTTTCGCCGCGATTGCGCCGCGGCGGCCGACCCGTTGGGTGCCGCGGATAATGACGGTCGGGACACGGTCGGATTTTGTGCGGATCGCGGCGGCGACGCGGCGAGCGACGGGCGGCCCGGACGAGGCGGCGACGCGAAGGTCTGCCGCCAAGTGTTCGGCGGCCTCGCGGCCCGCAACCCGGATTTCCGCGTTCGCGTCTTTGCGTAGGTCGGCTTGCAGGCCCTTGATCGCTTCGAGGGTCTGGAACAGTCCGTCTACTTCGATCGTCGGCCCCATTCAGGCGTCCCCCGCGAGGACGTCAACGATCGTGGCGAGCATCGCCGGTTCGTATGCGGCTACCTCGTCGGGCGGAGCCCGGAGCGCGACCGCGACCACGGCGATCAGGCGCCCGTAACTGGCGGCGGGGTAGGAGGGACGTTCACGGCTTCGAGTTCGACGCCGTACACGTCGCGGCACCAGGTGTCGAACCCCTCGGGGCCGAGCCCGAGCGCCTCGAACGCGACCACCATCGACATGAGCACGGCCGGGGTGTTGTCGCCTCGCAGCTCGTAGCCGTTGCGGACGGCGTAGCGTTCCCACGCGACAACCGCGGCGGGGCCGGACTCGAACGGTTCGGGGGCGCGGCCGTTCTTGTAGACGACGCGGCCGCGGAAGCCAACGAGCCCGGCGCGTTCGCCGTCAGGTACGCCCACGCCGGGCTCGTTTGCTCCGTTCACGCGGCCTTCGTCTTGGCCGAAGCTGTAGAAGTGGCTTCGAGGAGGACGCCGTCGACCCGCGTCGGCTTGCCTTCCACCGCGAAACTGAAGTCCGCGGTGATCTGGACGCCCGCGTCGCCGCCGATCGGGATCGACCATACCCGGCACGTCCCCGAGTAGACCGTCCCGGACGCCGTGATCGGCGTGAACACGAACGGGACGACGGATCCGGCGTTGTCGAAGCAATAGTTGACGAACCCGTCCGCCAGCTCGAAGTCTTGGATCGCGGAACCTTCGAGCGCCCAGGACTCTTTCTCTTCGGGGAGCGGGTCGGGGACGGCGAGCGTCGGTGTCCCGTCGGTGGAGTCGACGGTCGGGGTCAGAACGACGTTCGCGATCTGGGCGCCGTGGTCGACGGTGCCGATCAGTAGCGTCCCGACACCGAGCCGCGAATCAGTGATAGTCGGCATTTACGTTTCCTCCGTTTCGGTGACGGTGACATTCGCCTCCAGCTCTATCGCTGGGAGCGGTTCGGCGTTCGCGGAGCCCCGGAACGTCGAGGGGCGGTAACTGATTTCGCGGATCACGTTCGCGACGTCGTCCGCGAGCGCGTAGAGCCCGTCGACGGTGTGCGGCGTGTTCAGCGGGTCACCGGAAACCACGAGCACCGGGATCGTGAACCGCCGCGCCGACAGCGTGCGGCCGACGAGCGACGGCAACCCGACGAGCACCCCGAACGGTTGCGGGTAGAACGCCCCGGCGTCGGTCGCGGCGTAGATCCCGGCCGCTTCGAGCTGCGAGACGAGCGCGAGCCGCGCCCGGTTCGCGGGTGCTTCGGCGGCCACGCCGAGTTCGATCGGGCGTCTCACGCGACCACCGGGCGCCGCCACCCGAGTAGCCGCATCACTTCGGCGCGGCGCGCGCCGAGAGCATCGTAGAGCTGTGTTTCGTCGCCGTACCCCGAGAACCCGGACGGCGCGTTCCGGGTTTGGTAGATGAGCCCGGCCCAGATGACCGAGCCGAGCCATACGTCCCCGTGGACGTCCCGGAACGTGTCGGCCAGCGTGAAGTCGAGGTCTTTGCGGCGCCGCTCCACCGCCGCCTTGGCGGCGGCGGTGGACGCGGTGAGGTTGTCGTCGGCCTCGCCTGGAACGTCCAGGTAGACCGCGACGTGCTCCACGGTGATCCAGTCGGGCAAAGCGCTTACTTTCCGGAGCGCTGCTGCGGCGGGAACATGGACGTGATCGGGGCACCGGCGGCGAGCGCCATCACTTCGGCCGGGTAGTCGGCGTCGAAGAGCCCCTCACCGACCACGCCGAGTTCGACGTTGAGGGCGCCGATCGCGTTCGCGGTGAGCTGGACGGGCTCGGTGACGCGCACGTCGAGGGAGCGGCGGGTCGCGAGGTACTTCGCCCCGGCCGCGAGCGCACCGGACGCGACGATCGGGAGCCCCGCATACATGGAGTGGAGGCCGGTGTCGTTCGCGCCGACGCTCGAACCCGCGAACCCGACCGAGGGGATGAGCGCCCCGGAGTCCGCGAGCAACCCCCACACGTCAGGGGCGACGACGACAACCTCGGGGGCGCGGCCGGTCGCGGTGTAGAACGCGCCGATACCGGCGCCGAGCGTGACGGCCGCGACGGGCGCCGGGGCGGTCAACGCGAGTAGCGCCGCAATCTTGACTTCGACGTCCAGGTGGAAGTCTTCGACGGCGGCGGCGTAGAGCGAGTCGATCGCGTCCGGGCTCGAGCGCTTCACCGCGATGTACGGGATCGCGGTCGCCCAGTCCCACCGTTCCACGTTCGCGGCGTTCAGACCGACCACGGCTTTCCCGGTGGTCGCGTCCGCGTCGACGCTCGCGGCCCACTCGCCATCCGGGAGCGTCGTCCAAACCGGCTTCTGGATCACGAGCCCGACCGAGGGGAGCGGCCGCCCGCCGAAGATCCGGTAGAGGGTGCGGTCGACCGGGGCGGGGCCGATCACGCGGGTTTCGTAGCCGGGCGGCAGTAGGCCGGGAATGTCCGCGATCCCCGTCTCGGTGAGCGCCGCGAGTAGCTCGGTCGAGACGCGGTCGCCGCGTTGGGCCTGCAGCATCGTCTGGACGTACTCCCCGGCGGTCAGCTCGCGGGGCTTGCGGGCGGTCGCGAGCATCACCGGGGCCGCCGCCTTGACTTCGTGCATGGTGTCCTCCTCGTCGGGGTCGGGCTCGGCGGCGCCGGGCTCGGGCTCGTTCTCTTCGTCTTCGTCTTCGTCGGGCGCGTCCGGGTCGGGCTCGGGCTCGGGCTCGGCCGCGGGCGCGGGCGCGGACGCGACGACGCGCGTCACGGCCGCGTTCTCGAACGCGCCGAGCGTGAGGAGCGAAACCTCGTGGAGGCGGGCGGCGCGGACGTCGAGGACGCCGTCCCCGGCGTCGGTCGCGTCGTCGGGGTCGACCGAGGCGCCGAGCGAGAACGAGCCGCGCGACCCGGACGCGGCTTGCGCGAGCGCCTCGTCCCCGGCCGGGGTGCGGTCGATCCGGAAGCGGCCGAACGCGCGGCCGGGCTCGTCCACGAGCTGGGCGAGCACCCCGATCGGGCGGCCGCGGTCGTGGTCGAGTAGCAGCGGGGTACGGGCGCGGGCCTCGGTGAGCGAACCGGGCAGGAAACGGTAGCGGGCGCCGTTGATCGTGGCGGCCTCACCGTAGGGGACGATCGTTCCCTCCACCGTGCGGCGCTCGGTGTCGGTCGCGGCGACGTCCATCGTGAACGTGAGCAAGTCTTCCATACGGGTTACACCTCTCCAGGAGCGAGCGACGACGGGGACGAGGCGGCGGCGGCGGCGCCGATACCGAGAAACGAGCGGGCCTCGTCCTTCGAGACGAGGTCGGCGGCGTACAGCGCGATCGCGTAGTCCGCGGCGGCCTGCGGGTCGGAGCGTAGAAACGTCTGAACGTCGAACGCGACCGACGTCCCGCGCGGGTAGCAGCGATCCGAGAGCGTCGACTCCACGGTCACGAGGTAGGGCGCGACGGCCGTCGACACCATCACCGCGAGCTGCTGCGAAAGGTTCGAGTAGAGCAACGCGGACGCGCCGCCGGTCGGGGACGCCCCGATCATCGAAACCGGCGCGTTGAAGAGCCGCGCGACGTCGGTCGCGGCCTGCGCTCGCGCTTCGACAAGCTGGAGGTCGGCGGGGCTCAGGTTCTCGCGGGAGTAGCCGACCCCCTGAACGAACGCGACGCCGTGCTCCCGCCGCATCTGCGAGAACCGCGCGACCATCGCCTCAGCCTCGTCCTCGTTCAGCTCCGTCCCCTCGTTCTTGAGGACACCGGCGGGGAGTTCGACCGAGGCGAGACGCCGCGCGGCGTCCTCCAGCTCTATCGCCGCCGCGAGCGTGCGGCCGCCCGTCTGCAAGACACCGGGGAGCGGCGAGTCGAACCGGATCAGGTCGGGCTCGGGGACGACGCCGTCCTCGCCCGCGACCCGGTAGCCGAGCAACTCCGCGTATGAGCCGCCGTGCTCGTTCGTGTGCGGGGTGACGTCACCGAGCGGCACCCATCGGGCGAGGGCCGGGTAGCCCTCGGAGTCACGCGCGAGCACACGCCAGTAGGCGCGGCCCTCGAAGATCAGGTCATCGAGTGTCGCCGCGAGCGTCCACGCCCACGTTGTCGACGGGTCGGGCCGCGTGATGAGCTGGCCGGGTTCGAGGCGCTCGTTGCCGCGGTAGCGGTAGACGCCGAGCTGTACCGCGGTGCCGACGATCAGGTCACGCGACGTCGACGCGGCCGGGATCGACAACGCCGCCTGCCGGGTCACGCCTTCCGAGAGCCACGCGATTTCGGAGACTTCGAGCGCGGACGGCCGCGGGACGACAACACGGGGGACGGGGCGGCCGCCGGTCACCGGCGGCGGCAACTCGCGACGAGCGAACGAAAGGATCCGGCCCACGCTCGAAGCATGGCGCGCCGCGGCCGCCCCGGCAATCCCGCAAAGTAGCGGCCTCGCCGCGAGGAATGTACCGCGCCGGTCGGCTACCGTAAACGGGTGCCCCGCGAAGTCTCGGTGATCTGCCCCGTCTGCGGCCGCCTCACGATCCTGTACCTCCACCCGGATAACGGGTGGGAGATGTACGCGCACCGTGACCGGCGCGGGTTCCCCGAGCGCACCCAGGCGTCCGATATGCCGTGGTGCCCCGGCCGCCGCCTGGAGGTCTACCCGCCCGGCCTAGCCGCCGACGATTAGCGGCTTCGAGCGGCGGTCGGGCCGCAGCTCGTGACCGATCGCCCACACGGCGGCGCGGGCGATAAAGATCGGGCCGGGCGAGCGTTTCGCGGAGAGCGTCGTCCCGACGTCGGGGATCGTGACCGGGGTCGCGGTCAACATCTGCCGGGTCAGTTCGGGGTCGCCGTCGTGGACGAGGCGGCCGTCCACGAGCGCCGCGAGCGTCGGCCCGTACCCGGCGCGCTGTTCGGCGGTGCCGACCTTGATCCGGGCGGCGACGGTCAACTTCGCGACGTGCTCCGAGAACGAGGCCGGGTACAGCAGCGTGATCCCGCGGCGCGTCCGGGTGAGCGTCTCGA